GTCCTCCATAACCACCGCCTAAGTCGCCTGTAGCTCCAACTCCTGTGTCTACACCTGTAATATTGTCCATATCAATACCTATGTTTATTCCCATAGGATTTTGTTGACTCACTTGTGCATCTATGTCAGTCTCAAGACCCATACTAGGAGCAGAAACATCCGTAAGACCTGTTACATCTCCTGCTCTATTTCTTGCAGCAAATGTGTAATCTTTTACAAAATCCTTGTATGAAACTGCTTGTCTATAACTTTGAGGGGTTGTTACACCAAATTGTGCTTGAAGTCTTCCCGGAGAAAAAGCATATCTTCCTCTACCTGTAGGATCAAAACCTAATATTTCTGCTTTTACTTCGTCAGGTAGTTTAGAATTCATAATCTCGTCTTGGAATTTTTTTTCAGCATCTGTGAATGTAGCTGTCGGAGAAAACTTTGATTTCATAGACTCAATGCCTGCTGCCATAGGACCTGACTTACCAGTAAGCATTTCTCGTATTTTTTCCATATCTTTTGGACTAGCGTTAGGTATTGTACCAATAATATTATTAGGAGTTACACCTATAACTTGATTGTTTACAACTCCCACACCGTAACCTTTTTTACCCAAGCCTGCCATAGCTTGTGCGTATTGAAGTTGTTCTAAATTTTTTTGTCCTGCGTAACCTGCTGTTATAAAACTTCCAGACAAACTTGCAACTTGACCTAATGCTTTCCCCGGATCAAAAGCTTGTACTACTCCAAATGTTGCCCTTGTACCTTTAGGGCCTATTTGAAAATCTTTTCCAAAAACGTCAACTTTACCACTTTTACCTGTTCCTCCTAATAAAGATTCTAACTCTGTAGGTAAATCTTCTATGTTAACAGCTTCGTAATCAGGGCCTCCACTTGTATCTTGTTCATATTCAGGAACAATACCCTGTTCTGCAGAAGGTTTTCTTTTACCATATATAGGAAAAGAAGGTCGTTTTCTTTCTCCAAACGGAGTAGGAATAGGAGCTATAGCTAAAGGTGCAAAGTTAACAACAGAAGGTATTTGAAGTTCATCTTCAAGCCTAAACGCTGCCGCTGCTCCTAGCTGTTTGAACATATAATCTTTTATGATTGATTCAATCGACACTTTTCATCCTTACTACAGCTTCATGGTCACTCTTAAGTCTCTTGATCTGTTCCAGTAAAGCCAGTTTCCCCTGCAGTTGGAACACCTCCAGTTCCGATCGTGCCGCCACCAACGCCTGAATCGTCATTTGGGTTAGCTCCCGGAGGTACTCCTCCAGACTGTTCCATGCCTGCTCGTTGTTGATCAGGGGATTCAGGTTGTTGGCTTGCTTCTTGTTGAGCATTTTGAAGTCCTCTAAGTATTTCTGCGAATATCTGTGCTTCGCTTACGTCGTTAACCAAACTATCTGGGTCTATGTCTTGTGCTATAGCAAGCTCTCTCATAAGGTTTGGTATCTTTATGAAAGGTGCAAGCATTGGGTTACTTGCAGTTTGCAACAAAGTTGTTAATCGCTGACTTCGTACCTCTTTTTGCATTACTGCTGCAGTACCACGAGGTTTTATTTCAAGGTCTCCCTCTATTTCAGGTACGTCATCTGTAAACTGCATATTCCATTGAAAATATGATTCACCCATGGGTTTCAATAAATGATCATCTATATTTTTTATTACAGTTTTGAGAGATAGACTTGCACCTCCAAGCAACATAGATAAACCTGATGCTGTTCTACCCGTTCCTGTCACGCCAGTTTGCCCGTGTAATATTGACGGTATACCTGTATCTTCGTCAGCAAGTTGTCGTGATATCTGATACATCTGTATATTTTCTGGTGCAGTGTTTGGAAACTTTAAACCGTTAATTGCTGTACCAGTCACGCCTGACTGTCTTCTAAATATCTTACCGGGGAATATATCCATATTTTGACCGGGAACTAAGCTTGCTTCGTCTATGTCAAACACAAGGTTACCTGCAAGTGCTAAGTTATCAATAGCCATACGGTAGTGACCATTCATTAACTTTTGAGAAAACTCCATGTTCTCTGCTACACCAACTCCCCATAACTGATATGGATTAGTTTCGTATGGAAATGCTTGGTATGGTATTCGTGCAGGCATAAATGGATTAAGAACACAACGAAGTATCATATTACCACAAGTCCAAACGTTAACTTGAATTTGATCTAATTCAGACATCTCCTCGACGCCTTCCATGCCTATTTCATCAGCATGTTTTTTATCAATAATACCCCAGTACTCAAGCACTTCAAATCTGTTTTCTTGAAAGTATGGTTCAGTATCATCTTCACGAATAGTATCTTCGTAATATTTATCTTCGTAGTTAGGTCCTTTAGCAAGACACTCTTCTATAGCATCTTTATAAAAATATGGTCTATTCATCAAGGCACGAAGTTGTTGTCTGTTCATACGATGTCTTTGTATAACGTATTCACAATCTTCTATGCTTGTTGCTGATGGGTCAGGGTGAAAATCCCACAATGATACATATTCAATTCGTGGTACTATCTTTTCGTATGGAGCGTAAGTTTTTTCTCCATTTTCATTTTTATCCCACTTGTGAATACGTTTGTAAGAATTAAACGGACCTTTGACTATTCCTGTTCCAAGTAAACAAGACTCAAAAATAGCATTACGTAAAACAGTAACAGCATCTGTGTCTGTCAACTGATCATGTATAAGTTTTTCTAAATTAAGAGCTGCTTTTTGTGCAGGACTTATTTGTGGTTCACCTGCAAGAGAAGGTCCGGGAGATAAATTAGCATTAGCGTACCTGCCTTTTAACCCTCCTAAGAAGTCCAAATCTCTAGTTGCTTGTGTAGCACCGGGGGGCAGTTCTCTCCCATCTCCTTCATACCCATAAGGGTCTTGTTGAACTATTTCATCCAACGGAGTTGTTTGATGTGCAAATTCTGCTATACCTTCTGGTACTGGAGTTGGCTCAACAACTATAGGAAACTTTTTATTAGAAAAAAGTATATCGATTATTTGTCCGTATGCAGCAAGAACTTTTGTTTTAGTTACCTTTATGAATACACGAGATCTTTCCGAGTCTCTATATTTAGTAGACGAATCGTAAATACCTCTGTAGTTTTTAAAGGCTTGTAACCAACGTAGTTCATAACTGCGTCTGCCATTTTCTGAATCTTCAAACTTGCTTTTGATATATCCTGCCAATCCGGGCATTTGTTCGCTAGGATTTTGTACAGGTATTTCTGTATCATCAGCAGGTTGAAGAAAATTTTCATCAGCCATGATTTACCTATTTGTTATTAGTAGTCTCTTTCTTCAGCCATTTTAAATAAAGAAGCTTCGACTGTAGGTTTAGTTTGCTTCTTTGGCATATCGACTTGTAAAGCATCTTGGTCTACTGATGTAGTAAATTCAAGACTTTCTCTGTATAGTTGCTTAGAACCCATGTCATCGTTTACAGATGTTTTATCTGAGTTCATGATGTAAGCAGCACCATAGTTGTAGTTATTGTTAGGCATATTAAGTTACTCCCATAAAGTTTTGTTGCCGTTGTGTCTCATCAGATAGTTCTGATCGAGAAGGTGGGGTAACAAACCCCGGAGATACATCAGGTGTTCTGCCAAATGTACTCATTCTGCTACCTATGTTGGTATCCTGTTCAATTATGTTAAGAGCTTGAGATTGATTTGTTTGAGTAGGTTGTAAACTACTTTGCATTTGGTTCAAAAAGTTTGCAGACTCAGACTCCATGCCCATCTGTCTGCTAGGTATTGGCTGTCCTGCTTGAGACATCCCCGTGTCACGAACAATGTCTGATCCCTCGCCTGCAGGACTTGATTGCATAGCAAAACTAACTGCTGCACCCGGACCTGTTCCAATTCCTTTTTCAAGTAATAAGTCACTTGCCATAGCTGCTCCAGTTCCAACTGGATCTTGCATAAATTGTCTAGCAGTTTCAAATCCTAAAGCACCTATAAAACCTTTTTTCAAAGGTTTGCCTAAATTCTTTGTAATCCAATCTAAAGCGTTTGCACCTTTATTTTTTAGTTCCAGTATATCAAGTGCTTTCTTTTCGGCTCTTACTTGATTTTTTACATCTTGAATTTTTAATCTTGCTTTTTCTGCTTCTTCAGCAGTTTCTGCAAAAGCTATATCAGCTACATCTTTTCTTTTTGCTAGTTCACTTCCTATAGCTTCTTGATAAAGTTTTGCATTACCTTTATTCACTTGACTTAAAGTTGATGTTATTACTTTGTTGCCTTCTTCGTAAGCTAACGTAGGATACGCAGTTTGAAACTCTTCTACTCTATCTAACGGAAATCTATCTATTACATCGTTAGTTACTTTATAACGTTTAACTATATTAGAAGAATCTACGCCTATATCTTCGAGATACTGTGCATGACTTGTTGTGCCAGTAAATGCTACGTGGGGGGTAGATGTTTTTACAAATAATTCTTCGATGTCTCTGCCACCTGCACCTGTTGCAACGTACTGTCCTATTGTCGTTTTATTGGCACGTAACGTTGCGGCAAGTCTTACTGGATCTTTTTCATCGTAGCCTAAACTTGTTAGATGTGTTTCATTTAATTTACGGGTATCCTCAAGTGTAAAAACACCTTGTTTTACCTTTCCTGCAGTGGTATATTCTGTAGGTATATTTGCTTTTTTAAGAGCGGCATTTATTACTTCTTCATTATTTGTCGGAAAAACTAAACCAGATTTAGCCGTAGGATCTCCTATTTGTTTAAGTAGTATGTCTCTTATTATTTTAGGAAAGTAACCTGCTTTTTCTGTTGTCTTTCCTCTGTCTTTAACTTGAAGACCTGATACAACACCATTTTTAAAATTTATATTTTCTATTCTTAAATTTTTAAAATCTGAAGGTCTGTATCCTCCAATTACGTGCATAGCAAGTTGAGTTCCTGCTAGACGTTCAGCTTTGTTTTCACTATTTAATAATCCTGTTATAACTTCTTTTAACTTAGAATAAGTTTCAAAAGGATACGGACTTGGTACTTTTCTTATTGGGTCTGTAGAAAAAAGTTCTTTGGTTGATGTTGTGCCTATAACACTTGAAAGAACCATTCTGACTGGGTTTCTACCTTTAGGACCTAGATACCCCGCTTCTTCAAAAAATGGCTGTAATGATCCTAATACTTTGTTAGCACTACTTGCTGTGGTTTTATCTTTTCCTTGTTGCTCAAAAAATCTACCAAATTTTTCTTTTACTTCTGGATTGTCGTTTATATCACGAATAGTTGCGTTTAGTAAATCTCCTTTAGCCAAAACAGTCATAAATGATTTTTTGTCTTTACCTTGTTGCTCAAAAAATCTACCAAATTTTTCTTTTACTTCTGGATTGTCGTTTATATCACGAATAGTTGCGTTTAGTAAATCTCCTTTAGCCAAAACAGTCATAAATGATTTTTTGTCTTTTCGGGTTGAATTTTCAATCAAAACACCTAAAGGTGTAGTTGCGATCTTATCAGATCGTACCCCCTGTGTACCTGAAAGTGATTGTTCAAATTGTTGACTAAATTCTACTGCCATTTATTAATACCCAAATGTTTGATCCTGCATCTGGTAGACCTGATTCTTGATACCACCAAGCGTTTTATGAATCGACACATATCCTGTCATCCTTGTCATTAACATATATCGTAAAGCATCGTATGCGTGATCTTCTGCCTTTGTGTCCACATCTTCTGCATTTGTTTTGCTAAGAGGTATGCCTGATAGCTGCTTGATAAGATTGACACAGTTCGGAAATATTCGTAGTCTAGGTTCGTTTGTTCTAGGGTCATCAGCAAGCCTACGATGTATTTCCATTTTACCTTGAAGTCTGTTTCTGTCTGAGGGCATCCAACGCACTCCACATCTCATCATTGTTTCTGCTATGGAAGGACCAAAGCCTGTCTTGTTCCAACACGATGAGTCAAGTACTGTATAGTGGGGAGTCGGGTCTTCTTGTTCTACTTCTAGTATTCTATCAGCTAACTCTTCTGCTGTCAACTGTTTTACGTATAACTCTCTATAAACCCATATATTATTATCCCAGTCAATAGCACCCCAAAGAACGCAAGAAGGACTCGCATAGCCATAGTCGGCCGCACGTATTCGTGGGAAATTGGTAGGTAATTCAAAATTCGGAACAACGTGTCTACTCCTACTGAATTCTGGAAAGGCTGCACCCTCCGTTACTTCCCAATCGCCTTCAAGAAGTCGCTTACGCTCGACTTCGGGTAGCGAACGCAACATCGCTTCGTATTGTCCGTCAGCCAACAGATACGGGTTGTCTGTCAAACGTGCAGGTATAAACCTACGATAAAAAAGAGGTTGACCTTCCTTCTCATGCCCTTTGGGCCATACAAAAGGTCTTCCTGTTTCAATGTCCGACGCAGGAAAAGTTGAGTTGTGTTGTGATGGATCGATGTACATCTTTTTGACCCACCAACCTCCGACTCCTCCGGGGTTCGCTGTACAACGCATGTACAGATTGTTTTGTAGTTCAGGATCAGTTGCTCTGAGTCGTGAACGGAGATAATCCCAAACATAAGGCGAGGGATATTGGGTTATCTCATCAATGCCTATCCAGTTAAAGGACTGACCCTGAAATCGTGTTACGTCTTTGTCTTTGTCAAGGTACGTAAACCAAATCGTTGCACCTGACGGAAAGTGCCATGTTGACTTTGACTCTCTGAACTTTGCACCGGGATACGCTCGTGGGTACAACTGTCGAGATTTGTCAATAAGTTCTGTTAGCTCATCCAGAGTACGCCTAAGAAGAAGCCCACGATGGTTGCTGTTATGGCAATACCGTAACGGGTCTGCAAGAAGGGCAAAGCTTTTTCCTCCACCTGCTGAACCACCGTACAAAACATCTCTTTCACTTGAGGAAAGAAACTCTTCTTGAGGTCCTTCGTTTGGCTTAAAAATAATTTCACGCCCATCCACCAGTTGTTCAACGACATCTGGAAGTTGGTCAAGATCTTTTTTATCAATGACGTTAGTTTCATTGCTGTTCAGAGCCTTATCTATTTTGGTTATTTTTTCTTCGAGCTTTCGTGCGTAACGTCGTTTGCTTTCAGCCTGTTGCGTTACCTTCTTTGCTCGTTTCTTTGCTTCAGATAGTCTACGTTGCGTCTGCTTACGTGCTTTGACTTCTGCAGAGTAGTGGTATCTTTGTTTAGGAGCGTTGGGGTCTTTCTTTGGGCGACCACGCTTGGGTGCGTCAGCCATTGTTTGTTCCCTTTTTAAATACTTTTCTACCTCTGAAGAATACAATAAGGTTGATTGTTGTGTTAATCGATACCATTGTAACCAAGAGTGCTTGCCACCACTCAATTTCCATCAATGACTACGTCTTTCTTAGGTGGCAACAGGACAATACCGTGTACAGCCTGCACATTTACGTTGGTTGTTTCTTGTTTACCCAGTCCGACCCTGTTTAACAGCGATTCTGCCGCCCTGAAGCGTAGGTCGTCACCTCTTTCGGGTACTGGGTTGTCAATTGTGCTTACAAGGCGTGTAGCCGCCTTAAATGCGTTCATAGATAGCACGTTTTGGGTGCGTCTGATGATCTCATCTGCTAAACTATTGCGTAGCCATGTCACAGATCCCTTTGCATAACCTGCTTTTAGGGCTGCATCGGTGACATTGCCACCATTTTCAAAGAGATGATCCAGAAATTCCTCTTGTTGAGGACTTATTTCACGCTCTTTGCTTCTTTGTTTCGGGAGTAAATTCGTCACAACGGTATGCTCTTGCTTCCATGTGAGGTTTGTA